ACCGCAGGGCTGTCTGGCAAACTGTTTGGTGTTGCTGCCGGGCTGGGTGCTGTGGCAGTGGCATGGGCACATCAGCATGACGCCGACTGGGCGGCCAACATTGACAGGCAGCTGGGCTCCACCACCGAATGGGCGGAGCAGGCGAAACTCAGCATTGTCGACCTTGACGACAAGCTGAAGCAGGTCAACGATGGCGGTTTCGGCCCGCTGCGTGAAAACCTGACCGGCCTCGGTGATGCCATGAACCGTGCATCCGGGGCAAACCGCAACTTTTGGCAGCGGCAGTCTGACCATTTGGCGCATTTCGTGGGTGCCAACGCCGATTTGACGGAACAGTCGAAAGCCCAGATGGCGAAATACGACGAGGCCATTTCCCAGTTCGCCTCGTCGCATGCCTGGAATGATCTGCAACGCAACTGGACACAGATCTCCGACATGGCCAAACACAACGGCATATCGGATGACCGGCTGATGTCGCTGTTCCCGAAGGTACAGGCCGGGCTGGCAGACACGGCGAAACAGCTGGGTGTCACCGGCCTGTCAGCCCGGGAATACGCCGGCTGGCTGCGTGGAGAAATCCCGTCGTCGGTGAACCGGGCTGCTGTGGCAAACGAGAAACTCGCTAAATCGTTGGGGATCGTCCCCGACAAGAAGCGTGTCCAGCTGGAAACCGTCATCAAGGGCGGCAAGAAAGGCGAGGTTGAGGCCCTCAACAGAGAGATTCTGAAGCTCCCCAAGGACAAGCAAACCCGGGTGCTGGCAACCGCTAAAACCAAAGGCTTCAAAGAGGCCATGGCGCAAGCCAAGGACTTGGAGAAGCAGGCCAAAGGTTTGCAGGAGACCACCAAACATGGTGTGAAGCTGGAAGCCAAGGGCGGTATCACATCGGCGCAGGTGCACGCCATGCGTCAACAGCTGGAGGGACTGTCGAAGGCGGCCGCCAAGGAGGTGGCGCTCAAGTTCAACACCGGCGACCTCGACGGCGCGAAGCGGAAGCTGCAGGAGTTCCAGAACACGGTGCGCACCACCGCCACGAAGGCTGGTGTGAAGCTGGAGATCAAGGGTGCCACCACCGGGGATCTGGAGCATTTGCGCGCCGAGATGGACAAGCTGCCCAAGGAGAAGCAGGTCCAGATCGCCACCACCGCGAAAACCGGCGGTTTCGACAAGGCCATGGGGCAAGCAACCCAATTCCAGCAGCAGATCGCCGGAATCACCAGGTCCACCAAGGATGGTGTGACGGTGAAGATCAAGGGTGTCACCGACGCCACCCAGATCACCGCACTGAAAACCGACATGGAGCGGCTGACCACCCAGGATCAGAAGAAGGTTTCCCTGATCGCCGAAACGCAGGGTTTGGAGCCGGCCCGGCAGGCGATCGACGACATCCGACGCTCGTACGGCCGCATCTCGGATTCTGCCCCCATCAACATGAAAGCCACGGTTCAGGGCGGCGCGGAGAAGCAGCTGACGGTTTTGGATCAGCATGCCACCGACTTGGATGGCAAGAATGTTTTGGTGACCACTTCCGCCCCGGATGCGTACGGCACGATGGTGGAAATCGACGGCATCAAATACAAAGTGGACGAGTTGGAGGGCCAGTCGGTTCTCATCCCACTGGGGTTGAAGAACACGGATGGCACCTATGACGGTTTGAAGAAAACGGATGCCAAGGTTCAGGAGTTGGATGGCAAATCTGCCACGGTGAAGCTGAACCTGCCGAACACCGGAGACACCGAGGGGAAGCTGAACAGGGTTGGCAAGGCTGCTGATCGGTTGAACGGCAAGAAGGCGACGGTTCACACGTCGGCACCGTCGGCTGGGCGCACCACCTCGCTGCTGGGGCGAATCATGTCTGCAGCAGGACGAGTGTCTGCGAAAAGAGCCATGGTGCGCACTTCCGCACCGGGTGCGACTCAGGCGCACGGCCTGCTGAATCGTGTCAGGTCGATGGCTTCTCAGGTGGCCGGGAAGCATCCTCGTGTGGTCACCTCGGCCCCGGGTGCGACGCAGGCAACCGGTTTGGTGCGTGCCGTCGGCAAGGCGGCGGATTGGGTGAACGGTAAGCATGCCCGGGTGACCGCCTCCGCCAACACAGGCAGCGCCAGATCGGCGCTGAACGCCCTGACGCGTCCTCTGCGCACCACGGTGACCGCGGTGGTGCACACCGTAGGCAATGTGGCCTCCGCGGTGAAGGGACTGTTCCATGCGAATGGTGGCATGTATGAGAGGCATGATCCGCAGATAGCCAAAGCCGGTGCCTACCGGGTGTGGGCCGAGCCGGAAACAGAAGGCGAAGCCTACATCCCGTTTGCACGGTCGAAGCGGGGCCGCTCCCGCATGATCGCCGCGCAAGCCGTGCAACGCCTCGGAGGGTCGGTGCAGTGGTTCGCAAACGGCGGCATCAACGGAGCCCAGGCCAGAATGATCCTCAACATCGAGGCCAGGCCCACCGGTGAACTGGCCGACTACGTTCAGGCCGTCCGTGACGCAGCAAACGCCACCCGGGCACGGCAGCGCGCCTCGCGGGCATGGTGGAATGCACGCCGCCGCCACTCCAAGTCCGAGAAGAAGCTTGGTGAGGCCCTCAGCAAGGCCAAGGAGAAAGAGCGTGACGCCACAGAGAAGGCACGTCAAGCCGCCGACGCCCTGGCCCGGTCGGCTGCGCAGGCCGGCGACACCATGGCCAAGGACTATAGGGCCGGAGGGTCGTGGCAGGACTGGGCGACATCGATGCGCGATGGCGTCAAGGAACTCGGCCTGTTCCGGTGGAGGCTGGCGAAACTCCGCGGGATGGGCCTGTCACAAGAGAACGTCGACACCATTGCCGGCATGGGGCCTGCTGGTGTGCAGCTGGCAGGTGACGTGCTTGCAGGCGGAAAAACCGCAGTCAACAGTCTTAACGCGGCATCCAACCAGCTGAAAAAAGTTTCCGACCAGCTGGGTTTGGTGACGATGACGAAATATGCCGACGGTGGTTTCTCCTCCGGCCAGGGCATCCGAGTGTGGTCGGAGCCTGAAACCGGCGGCGAGGCCTACATCCCGTTGGGAGTCGACAAGCGTAGCCGTTCCACCCAGCTGTGGTGGGAAACCGGACGCCGTCTGGGTGCCATCCCGGCCACAGGGCAGCCGCGCCCCATCACACCACCAGCGGGCACCCGGAGCGGCTACACCCCAGGGGCACTCGACCTGTCGGGGCTTCACATCACCCTATCGGTGCCGGGACTCGCCAATGCTGTCGACGCGAAAATCGTTGCCGCGAATCGGGCGACGGCACGGAACCTTGTCAGGAGCCGATAAATGCAACTTGTGGCCATCGAAAATTATCAGCCGACCCCACACATGTCGCTGGAACTCGAAGGTATCCCGGAGGGTGCAGCCACGGTCACGATTTATCGTGCCGTGTTCCATGGGAAATCCTCCAACTCTGCGGTGGTGCGCGGCATCAACCGGGCACCGCTCTACGGTACTCAGGCGTTTTTTGCCGACTGGGACTGTCCCCTACAAACTATGAAGGAGTGGGGCCAGTACAAATATGTGGCGCAGGTGTTCAACGCCCAAGGTGTCCAGCTGGCGTCAGCAACAGCCTATGCGGATTTCCCTCCCATGATCGACGACGACTATGCGTGGATCACCAACCCCTACCGGCCCACACAAGGCCTCTATGTGACGCTCATGCAGGGAACTGACGAAACCACCGAATACCCGGCGGATGTGTCGCTCTCCGTCCCCGGATGGTCAACCGGGCTGCCCTCCGCAGCAGTATCCAGACGCCGCCGCGGTGGCCATCGAACCCTCGTGGTTCGTCTTGGTGACTTGATACAGGCGGAGCTGTTGGAAAAACTTGTTTTGGATGCCCCGGTGCTGGTGCTGCGTGCACCGAACATGCGTCATCCACACGGCACCATGTTCCTCGCCCCCACGTCGATCAGTGAGCATCGTGAGCGGGACTTCACCGACACCCGGGAATATTTGGACGGCGACATGCCAGCCATAGTCGTCGACGGCCCAGATGACTATGACACGGAGTACGCCCCGATGGAGTCTGTTCTCGGGGAAGAAACCACGTGGACGATTGAATGCGACGAGATCGACGGCACCCGCATCCCAATCGTGGTGAACCCGTGGACCTACCACGACACCAAGCGTGCAGCCTCAACGTACCGTGCGCGTGCCGAGAAATATCCGTCCTATGTGGATGCCAACCGGGGTGACCTGTGATGGGCTGGCCGGTCGACGACACATGGGAAGCGATCGCCGCATCACCTCACGGAATCACATGGCTTGTCACGGCCACCCGGGGCACCCAAACACTGTCGGCAAACATGGAAGTAGCCGACGCCACCTGGACGGCCACATGGGACGGCAACCAGGTCACATCAGAATGGAAGGGAAGCATCTGTGACCCGCTGATGGACCTGTTCACCCAAGACCCGCTGTGTGCGTTGGCGCCGTGGGGGCAGCAGCTGCATGTCAGGGCTGCGATGGAGGCCGGCCGCACGTGGCATGCTGCATGCCCCATCGGCGTGTTCCGCATCGAGGAAACCTCGGTTTCGGATGGCGGTGTGTGGATCCTTCAGGGCACCTCTGGATGGCGTCAGCCGGGTTTCACTGACCGGTTTGCCCCGTCTGGGCAGCAGCTGGACACGACTGGCCGCGACATGCTGCAGCAGCTGGCCGACGAGAAATGGGTGACTGGGAAACACCCCCGAAACGTGGATGTGCGCCAGGCCATGGCGCACATTGCGGATGGAACTGGTATCCGGCTGGGTGTCTGGTCCGATAGCACCCGGATTCCTGCCGACATGGATTGGGGCAAGGATCGTCTCGAGGCAGCCCTCACGGTGGCGAAAGCCGCCGGGAAAACATTGTGGTGCGACCGGGTAGGAGCGTTGCAGCTGGTCGACGACAAAACCGGGCGTGGACAGTGGGAATTTTCCCCCTCCGACGATGTCGGGGTGTCGTGGCTGCCATCTGCCACCCGCGATGGCGTGTCGAATGGCGCCGCTGTCCAGGCGGAGACGAATGGTTCCCGAACCGAGATTTGGGGTGCAGCCTACGACGTGTCATCCCCGCTGGCATGGGGTGGGCCGTTTGGGCGTGTCCCAGATATCTCCACGTCACCCACCGCGCATGCCGCCGTCACAGCGAACCGTGAAGCAGAAGACCGGCTCCGCACGTCAATGAAAGCCAGAACAGCCACCGTCCACATCACTGCCCCGGTGAACCCGGCGATCGATGTGATGGATACGGCGGTCGTCACCGGCGGGCAGGCCGACATGACCGGAACCATCACCAAGATTTCTGTCTCCGACCATATGGAGATGGATGTGTCGATGCCATGGGAGCAGGTGTGGAATGCGTGACCAGCTAGCAACAGCCATCGCCGCCCGTAGCCAGGAGAGCAGTGGGGCGGGTAGGGGTGTGGTGGTTGACACCACCGTCGGTCCGGGCCCGGTCGATGTGGTGATCGCAGGACGTGTTGTCCCGGCGCATCTTGACACCGACATGATCGTGTATGCCGGTGAAACGGTGCAAGTCACCTCCTCTGTTTCTGGGATGTTGTCGGTGGCTGGGGTGGTGTCGTGGCGTCCCACAGCCGGGGTGGCCGCAGATACTGTGGACGACAGTGTTCAGGTGCGTTGTGCCCACCCGGAGTTTGGTGGATGCACGGTCAGCTGCCGCATGTCTGGCCAGATCACCCCGGGCACCCCGGTAGCTGTGGTGTGGACGGCCGCCGGCCCGGTTGCCGTCCCAGTCAACAGCGTCGAGCCTGTGCAGGACCCGATCGCGTGGGACACCGACCCGGGGATGCCGGACACCTTGACTGTTCCTGAGCCGGATGTGCCCGAGCCGTCCGAGGTGGCGGTGCGACCGTCGTGGTGGACTGGTGAAAGCAACACGGGAAACACCACCACCTCCGGTTTACGGCTTGCCCCGAAACAAGATGTGGTTCTCCTGTATGGGATTCCCAGCATCGAGTGGGACGAGTTTCATGTGTCGTTGACGATACAGCGCACCAGTGAAGGCTTCTCGCCGTCTCCGATCATCATAAAGCTGGCTGATATCAACGCCGCCGGGAAAACGACAATATTGGGCATGGATGTGAAAACCGGCCCGGTTTCGCCGGGGGAAACAATCTTTTTCGACATGCCACAAGACATGGCGCAGGTGCTGACGGAAGGCGCCGCCAACAGTTTGGCACTGTCAGCCGTCCAACCCGTGCTCATCGAATCACCCGCCGTCAACATATCGTCCGGTGTTCTC